ATGTATTTAAGGACTGTATGTCTGAGGATAAACCTCAGACTTAACAACATCTTTTGCTACTTGTTTAACTTCGCTTTTTTGAACACTTTGATTATCAAATCAAGCAATCACAAATCAGTAAGTGGCCATTTGTGATAAGGTGGTGGAAGAAGTAAAGTGTTTTAGATGTTGGGGAATAGGGCACTACAAGTGGGAGTGTCCAAATATTGAAGTAGAAAGGAGGAGGCAAGAGAAGATAGCAGTGTATGTGGCAATGCCACAAAAGGTACAGCAGGAGAGGAGACCAGCACATCCTACATAGAAAAAGGTGCAGGAGTACTGTGGAAGGTGGAATATACCTCTAGAAGATGCACTCTTACTCAAAAGAGGTTGGATTACAAGAGAAATGGTGGCAATGTATGTAGACTGTAGAGGATGTGAAGGCAAGGGGATACAGACCCACAAAAATCAGGGACAAGGATTCCTCCTTGAGAGACAAGTAAGAAACATGTGGTGTGGCCTATACCAAGAAGCATGGAACTGGAGAGAAGTGGAGGCAAGAAGAGGAGAAATGATGAGAGTGGAGTACATAAAGTGTGAAAGAAGGGATGCAATTGTGAAAAAGGTGTTAGAATGGGAAAAAAGAAGGATCTTATGCCCAGAATGTGGGATAGAAAGAAAAAGAGAGTGGTAGAACTAGATAGAAGTGGCACACGTACAGAGGCTCCAAAAGGTACAGTGAGAGAGGGGGGTGAACAAAAAGAAGTCAGAAGGACATTTAAAATACTGAGAGAAGTATGACTGAACATTGAAGTAGAAAAGATAGATATGCATGAAGGTGTAACAGCAAGAGCGCTCTTGGACAGTGGTGCAACAGAGATGTTTATGGATCAAAAGATGGCAGCAAGACATGGATTTAGACTGCAGAAATTGGAAAGACCAATAGTGGTCAGGAATGTTGGTAGGACAAATAACAGTGCAGGAGCTATTACCCATGAAGTAAAGGTGAACATGTACTATAAGAGTCATATAGAGAGAATCAGGATGGATGTATGTGATCTAGGAAAAACAGACATAATACTAGGAATGCTGTGGTTGCAAGTGCACAATCCAGAGATAAATTGGGAGACAGGGGAGGTAAAAATGACAAGGTGTCCACCACTATGTGGAAGGAATATAAAGTTGAAAGAAGAAAAAAGAGAGAGAAAAGGGGAGAGGGTAGTAATCCTAGAAGAGAAAAAGATGGTAAGATGGGCAGTAGATGATAAAGAAGATTGGGGAAGAGAAGGAGAAGTTGAAGTGGACCACAGGAAGATTGAGGAAATGGTACTGTAAAAATTTCTAAAGTGGAGAAAGGTATTTGGGAAGGTAAAATCAGAAAGAATGCCAACAAGGAAAATCTGGAATCATGCCATAGATCTCAAGGAGATGTTCAAACCATGAAAAGGAAGAATTTACCCTTTGTTTAGAAATGAGAGGAAAGAGGTCTAGAGCTTTATGGACAATCAACTAAAAAAGGGTACATCAGACCATTTAAATCCCCTCAGACATCACCAGTATTCTTTGTGAGCAAAAAGAATGGAAGTAAGAGGATAGTGATAGATTACCATACCCTGAACAACTAGACAGTGAAAAACAACTACCCACTCCCATTAATTACAGACCTAATAGACAATATGGGGAGCAAGAAAGTATTCACTAAAATGGATCTAAGGTGGGGGTTCAATAATATAAGGATTAAGGAAGGGAATGAGTGGAAGGGAGTGTTTACAACACATATGGGGTTCTTTGAACCAACAATAATGTTTTTTGGGATGACAAGTTTGCCAGCCACATTTTAGGCAATGATGAATGAAATCTTGAGAGACCTGATAAACAAAGGAAAGGTTGCTGCATTTGTAGACAATGTGCTAGTAGGAACAAAAACAGAGGAGGGACATGATGAAATTGTAAATGAAATACTAAAAAGGCTAGAGGAGAATGACTTGTATGTCAAGCCAGAGAAATGTATGTGGAAAGTGAGGAAAATAGAATTCCTAGGGGTCATCATAGGGTCTAACAGAATAAAGATAGAGAAGGAGAAAGTAGATGGAGTGCTCAGCTGACCAGAACTAAAGAATGTGAAAGATATCAGAAAATTTCTAGGCCTTGCAAATCATTATAGAAGGTTTATTAAAGACTTTACTTGAGTAGCTAGACCAATGAACACATTAACAAGAAAGAATATGAAGTGGCAGTGGGGGCAGGAGCAGCAGAAAGCATTTGATGAACTCAAAAGAATCTTTACAACAAAGCCAGTATTAGCAGCTCCAGATTTAGACAAGGAATTCAGGGTAGAGGCAGACATCTCAAACTATGCAACTGGAGGAGTACTGTCAATGAAGTGCTCCAATGAATTGTGGAGACTAGTGGCTTTTATTTCAAAATCTCTAAGTGACATGGAGAGGAACTATGAGATATATGATAAGGAAGTGCTAGCCATAGTTAGATGCTTGGAAGTATGGAGGCACTTTCTAGAAGGGATAACAGTGAAGTTTGAGATCTGGACAGATCATAAAAACCTCAAATACTTCATAAAGGCATAGAAGTTAAACCATAGACAAGCAAGATAGGCAATGTATCTGTCAAGGTTTGACTTTACATTGAAACATATTCCAGGAAGCAGAATGGGAAAAGCAGAAGGCCAGATTGGGAAGTAAAAGTAAAAAAAAACAATGAAAATGAGATGTTGGTGAAGCCAGAATGGCTAGAAGTAAGAAGGGCAGAAAAGGTGGAAGTTATCATAAAGGGAGTAGATTTGTTAGAGGAAGTAAGATGGTCAAAGGTGAAAGATGATAAGATAGTAAAAGCAGTTGAAGAAATAAAGTGAGCAGGAGTAAAAATGTTGAGAGATGAGAAGTGGAGGGAAGCAGATGGCATCATATACAAAGAGAGAAAGGTATATGTACCTAAAGATAATAAGTTGAGGGCAGAAATCATTAGGCTACACCATGACATGCCAGTAGAAGGACACAGGGGATAGTAGAAGATAGTGGAGCTGGTCACCCACAATTTTTGGTGGCCAGGAGTAACCAAGGAGATAAAGTGATATGTAGAAGGATACAATTCCTGCTAAAGGAATAAGAACTGCACAGAGCAGCCAACAGGCAAGTTAATGCCCAATTTAATCCCAGAAAGACCTTGGATGCACATTTCAGCAGACTTTATCACTAAGTTGCTACTAGCCCAGGGATATGACTCAATCTTAGTAGTGGTAGATAGGTTAACAAAAATAGTCCACTTCATTTCTACTATGGAGAAAACATCAGCAGAAAGACTAGCTAGGCTATTCAGAGACAATGTATGAAAGTTGCATAGACTACCTGAGAGTATAATTTCAGACAGAGGACCACAGTTCGTGGCAGGATTAATGAGGGAGTTAAATCAAATATTGGGGATCAAAAGTAAATTGTCAACAGCATTTCACCCTCAAATAGATGGGTAGACAGAGAGGGTCAACCAGAAATTGGAGCAGTACTTAAGGATGTTCATAGACCATAGACAAGAACAGTGGCCCAATTGGTTGGGAATGGCAGAGTTTGCATACAACAACAAGATACATTCTAGTACAAAAACATCGTCCTTCAAAGCAAATTATAGACAAGATCCTAGGATGGGGTTTGAAATGAGGAAGAAGGGGAAATATGAAGGTGCAGAAAAATTTGTGACAAAGATGAGAGAAATTCAAGAGGAAGCAAAAGCAGCACTAGAGAAAGCACAAGAAGAGATGAAAAAGTATATGGATAGAAAAAGAGGAGAAGCTGATGAGTACAAAGTAGGGGACCTGGTAATGCTTAGTACCAAGGATTTAAAGTATCAGATGGTTGGTAGAAGAACAGAAAAGTTAACAGAGAGGTTTGTAGGGTCTTACAAAATTAAAAGAATAGTATCACCAAATGCAGTAGAATTAGAACTACCAGCTATGATTAAAATACACCCAGTAGTTAATGTTAGTAGGATACAATGATACATAGGCCAAGTAGAGGGACAGAGAAAGGAGCAACCAACTCCAGTCATAATTAAAGGAGAGGAAGAATGGGAGGTCAAGAGAATCCTAAACAAGTGACAAATAAGGGGAAAGGACAAGTATTTGGTATGGTGGAAAGGGTTTACAGCTGAATCAGACACTTGGGAAGAGAAGGAAAATTTGGGAAATGCAAAAGAAGCAGTTGAAGAATTTGAGAAAGAATACCGGCGAGATATAGAAGATGTTAGGAGACAAGAGAGAGAAGAAGGGACATTTAGAAGAGGAGAATTGCCAGGAAGATTCATGGTAAGAAAGTTATTTGGGTGGTCAGACAAGAGATATGATAAGGAATATTGGGCAAAACTAGAGAGAAATTGGAGACATTGGAAAGGAGACAGAGTTAGAGGGCAAAAAACAATAGAGACAATTAAAGAGGAAGAAGAAGAAATTGACCAGGAAAATTCAAGACTTAGAGAATGGACAGAAGAAGATGATGATAAAATGGGGAATATTAGAGAGCTATACAATGAATTGTGAAAAATTCTCAGGATGAGGAATCTTGAGAGGGTATCACAAATGGCTACTTACTGATTTGTGATTGCTTGATTTGATAATCAAAGTGTTCAAAAAAGCGAAGTTAAACAAGTAGCAAAAGATGTTGTTAAGTCTGAGGTTTATCCTCAGACATACAGTCCTTAAATACAT